TTCTACTGAGTAGCCAAACAAGGAGCTCTTGCGACATTGTTTGATTAATTCGTGGTGGTGATTCAATAATTTGTGCCGACTATTTGCTGCGCGTTAGCACTTTGCAGCAAAAGGACAAAGCCAATAGTGAACGAGGATTCGGAGCCCAAATGCGAAATGAGCTCTTATGACGACGAAATGCGAACTATATTTTGCGCGTTAGCTCTTTGCAAAATAAGGCCGTGTGAGGAGGAGTTAGAGATCAATTGTGAAGTCGAACGAGCTTTAGCTCTTCGGCTCTTGCGGAGCTTCACAATCGTATAGCGAGGGACGAGCGGTTGGGTGGAGAACTTGCCTTGTCCTCAGAGAACGATATTGAATGCTTCCACTGAGAGACTATGTTTTGCGCGTAGCTTTTGCAAAACAAGGAACAGTCACGATTTAATGCTACAAGTAGATAACGCAAATTGTAGTATGGTTAGTCGGCGTACAATTCATTTTTTAGCTTTAGCTATCAATAAAAAAGGGGGTTTGATATCACCTACGATATAGTTTAGCAAGGTAAGGTTTTAAGTTTCTTTTGGTCAAGGTTTTCTTTTTAAAGAAAAGATTGTGCACTGTCGTTGCAATACGACTCTTGTTTGGTTACTTTCTAAAAGTAACTGCGTTTGTTTTACTTTGCGCACTCTTGCAAAGTAATTTAATATGTCTATATTTTTATTTATTTTATTAAGTTTATATAAATAACGAGGAGCCACTGCACCGCAGATTATTTATAATGGGAAGGGGACTTCTGGGAAACAAACTGAGAATTAAGGCAAACGACGAATATAAGAAGCCCCTTCCCAAACCTAGAGAAAGTCCCCACATTAATTTTGCGAAAACCCTTAGATTCTCTCAAAAACCCAATTATTAACTGTTATTTAGATATATTGACTATATTCCCCTATTAAGTCCCCTAAACTTCGTCCCATTAGTCCCTTAGTCCACCCTAAAGGGTGGACATAAGTGGACTAACTTTGGCTTTTTAAAAACCCTTATAATCATTGGACTAAATGGAAATCCCAATGATCTTAAACTAGGAGTTAGTCCAGCCCCTTTGGACTAACTTTCTAGTCCAGTATCGTTGGACTAAAAACGAACTTTGTGTAAGATGAACATACAAAATATGGAGGAATATGATTGTACCAGAGAAACTAAAGCTTTTATTAAAGCATCATAGATTAGAAGATAATTACAAACCGCTCTCATACATAAAGGGCGAAGACGTTACCAAGCTGAAACCACCTGAATGGTTAATGGAGGATTTCATAATGGAAGAGGGATTTACAGTACTGCACTCTGACGCAGGCGTTGGTAAAACATTTTTGGCTCTTGATTGGGCAAACACAATAGCAAATGGTTGGTCTTGGTTTGGTCGAGAGACTCAAAAGACTACTGTATTATACGTACTAGCGGAAGGAATTGGGTACCTAGGTGCTCGTGTAACCGCTTGGAAGAACAGAAGAAATGCCTCCATATTTCCTCCAGTCTTCTATTACACGAGCGCGGTACCCTTATTTGCTCCTCCTGGAAAACTCCCTACGGCAGAACAGTTGGATTTTCTAGATATGGTAGAATCTGTGGATCCAGGCCTTATAGTCTTTGATACACTACAACGTTGTACCGTAGGTGCTAATGAAAACCTACAACAAGATATGGGACAGGTTGTAGCTATGGTTGATACCATTAGACAGAACTTTAACTGCGCAGTTATGGCCGTACACCACGATACAAAGAGTGGGGAATCTATGAGAGGATCTAGTGTTATCAGGGCATCTGCCGATACGACTATACACCTTACTGCACGTGGAGATAATGACGGATTTATTGAAATGGAGTGCACAAAACAAAAAGATGCTGAGCCATTTAAACCTTGGAGTTTAATGCTTACATCTGACCAGGAAAGTGGCTCCGCGTCGCTGACTGCGTACCAAGAAGGTGTTAAAGCTAGAGACTACTCCTTACTTAAAGCTTTGGCTGATATTACTACCTTTAGGGGAGAGAAATTCTTTAATAAAGCTTGGAGAGAAGCTGCGAATATGGAAGGTGGCCGTTTTGAGCGTCCAAAGGCTCAGCTTATCAGAGAAGAGCTTGTCACGCAAACGGGTGACGGAAGAAGTAAACAATATAGTGTTTCTAAGGAAGGTTGGGATATAATAGAGAGTGAGAGTTCTAGACCTGTTCCTAGAATTGAGCACGTCCAGGACGATTTGCTAGACGAGGAGGGCAAATAGCAGATTTTGTAGTTCGTTGCAAAAATTGCGGCGTACGAACAACTGATATGTTCGGTATGCCTACTGATATTAGAGACGGAAAATGTAAATCTTGTCGTGAGATATTGTCTCAAATATTGTTAGGTGTTAAAGACTTCGTGTTATAGTACAACTATGACTAAAGATGTTAAGGCAGGTAGGCCTAAACGTTCTGATGCAGATTTACTGTCTGATAGAGCGAAAGTTAAAGCACAAATCTTTGGAGCAAATAATGAAGTTTTTCAATTCGATCAAGATGCCGAAATTTATTTACCTCCACCGCCAGCAAAAAAAGGTACAAGTCTCTGGAAAGCGTGGGCTATGGAGTCTTTCCTGGAATGTATTAGGTACGGACTTACCTACACCGAAGCTTGTAAGCGTATCGGTGTTACAAGAAAATGGTGGGAAGAAAACTCAATCCGACATAAAGACTGGGCATCTGAAGCAAGACAAATTAGATCTGGTGATGCAGTTAAGGATTCCTACCCTGATTTATCGAATATGTCCTTTTCTGAATTTTGCAAATTATATTTTAACGTTGAGTTTGCTCCGCATCAATTTGAGATAGAAAAAAATTTAGCTGATCCTCAAGGCCGACTTGTTTTAGTATTAGGCCACCCTGAATCTGGAAAGTCCACTTTATCTGCATTGTGGTATCCAGTATATAAAATGTGTCAGAATCCAGACATACGTATTGCTCTGGTAACTAAGTCTGGAGAGAAAGCACAGGACTTGCTTGGAAGAATTAAAAGATATTTAACTGATCCGCATTTGTATAAAGACTGCGAGAGAAATTTAATAGAAGACTTTAATGGATTTAAGTCACAAAAATCTGACGGTTTTGGTTGGTCTAAAGACCAAATAACCATACGACAAAGAGAGTCTGGTGAGAGAGATCCAACTGTTCAGGCCTTATCAGTAGGTAAACAGATTTATGGCTCAAGACTTGACTTACTAATTCTTGATGACGCTTTGACATTAGAGAATCAACAAACCGATGTTAGACGAAGAAGAATTGACGAGTGGTTTACGCAGGAAGCTAGGTCTAGGGCCCAAAGAGGTCAGACCTTAGTTAACGGAACAAGGATTCACCCATTAGATAACTACGGACAATGGAAAGATTCCTGGAAAGAACATAAGATATTTAAACACGTATCTATACCTGCAATTTTAGAAGAGCATACAGATAACGAAAAACCTAACTGGAAAGAGTATTGGTCTTTAGACGGAAAATGGGAACACGACGAAACAATTGATACAGAAGTTTTTATACCTGGGCTTAGGGACATACGAGATGAAATATGTTCTAGAGATCCGCTTAGGTGGAAACTTGTGTATCAACAAGAAGATGTTCAAAACGAAGAGGGAATATTTAAACAAGAACTTATAGACAATGCTTTAGAGCTAGGCTCTTCTAGAAGTCTTGGTCAGGTATATCCTGAAGAGATTTTAATACTTGGAATTGATCCTGCTACTACTGGTAGGGCTGCAGCAGTTTTGCTTGCGTACAATCCTGAAACCGCAGTCCGAACTGTTGTTGATATCTTTGTGGGATTTAGATTAGGTGCGACTGGCGTACGAAATAAATTAATGTATGAGTTTTGGGAAAAATACAAAGACCATAGAGTTGCCTATACAGTTATTGAAACAAACTTTGCTCCTACGATACTAGGAGATGATACTGTAAAAAATCGTGCTGAGTGGGCAGGAACTCGTATGATTGAACATAAAACAACTGGTGCTGGTAAAAAACGAGGATCTAAATGGGACGAAGAGTATGGAGTTGGCGCTATGCAAGCTTTATTTTATAGCGGCCTTATTGCGTTTCCTTCAGCAACAATTTCTGATAAACAAAAGCTTGAGCCTTTGATAGATGATATGCTAGTATTTCCTTGGGCGAAACAACAGGACGCTTTGATCGCTTTGTGGATTGCAAATGGAGAGTGTAAGAACTCTTCATTATTTAGTGTTGATTTAACAAAAGTCGTGTCAAGACGAAATATTCCGCCTATTATAAGAGATAGAATGTTTACAAGGAACAGATGAGTAATAATTTAAATTTTGGTACACCATTAGAAAACGCAAGTTCAGCAGGTAGAAATCTTTCTCCTTCTCAAAAATATTGGGATAGAAGAAATCAATTGATAGAAACTCACTCTGAGCATAAAGCTAGAGTAAAAGAAATCACTTCCATTGTTAATGGAGAGTGGCATATGCTTTGGGCTAATTTGACTGCTACCGCAGAAGCACCTTCAGTTGCAAA